CATGTGCAAGCCGTGCATGGTCGCAGCAGGAGATTTGACGAAATTGGATAGAGTTAGCTTGTACGAGGTGCGCGCCCTAGAGGCGGGCGTCGAGGCCGTTGGTGCATGGTTGCAGGAAAAAGGAATCACGGACCTCTCGTTACTGGATGAGCTCGACGCCAAGCTGCTTGTGCGTGCGGCTTGGGAAGGGTGCGCGCGTGGGGTTAGGGAGGCGCTTCGTGAAGCACCTTTTTAACCTGAAAATCAGCAACACCGCGGCCGAGCATTGGGCCGATGCTCTTTCCGTCGCCAGGAAGTTCGTTGACGAATATCCAGACCGACGCGGCTTCATGGCCGGCGTCGCATTCCTCGACATGAGCGGTAAGAAGCCGCCGTTTTACGCCTACCGCACGAAGACGTCGATCGTTGTGCGTGGGGATTTGGAGGGCGCGCAGTGAATGTAATCAACCACCTATTCCCAGAAGACAACACTATCCGCGTCCTCGACCTTTTCAGTGCTGCAGCCGGAGGCTGGTCGCTCGGCATGCACCGCGCAGGCTATCGCACCATTGCCGCCTGCGAAGTCATCGATTGGCGACGCGCCCTCTATTCCGAGAACAATCCGGGAGTACCTGTTTATGACGACGTCACCACCCTTACCGCAGACCGACTTGTTCGGGACGGTGTTGGACTTCCCGACATCGTCGTCGGCAGCCCGCCGTGCCAGGACATCAGCAGCGCCAACACAAAAGGCAAGGGCGTCGATGGGGAGCGAAGCAGCCTCTACTTTGAAGCCGTCCGCATCATCGACGAATGCAGACCTCGTTGGTTCGCTCTTGAAAATAGCGCTAATCTCAGAACTCGAGGCGCAGACCGGGTCATCGATGCGTTGGCGGCAATCGGCTACACCTGCTGGCCATTCGTGGTTAGTGCTGGAGACATCGGCGCCAACCACGAGCGAAAGCGAAGCTGGCTTGTCGGGTTCCGTATTGCCGACGCCGATGGCATCGGACGGGATGCAGGACGGTCGGGGTGGAGGAGCCGGATCAACGTATCCTTTCCGGATGATTCTAGGGACACCAACCAAGCAATCGGCGCCGAGGTCGGAGGCATTTGTCGAGGGCCGGAGTCCGACGATGGCAGAAGCACTGCTCGCCACGCCTCGCAAGACGGATGCGGACAGGGGCGGTCGCGGGGATATTCTGTCGCAACTGAGGGGCTACCCGTCCAAGCATGCGGGGATGGCGCCGACACCACTCAAGAGCGACCGCAAGGGGAGTCTTGGTGTGATGAGCAACGGCCAGGCGAAGAGCCAGAACATGCCGACGTACTTGCGGGATCAGAAATGGGCGGGAGCTCGTGCACTGGCCAATCTCCTGCAGAGCCATGGGCTGACTGGAACGGCGGCCTTGCCCATCACCTACGGGTGGATGATGGGCTATCCGGCTGGGTGGCTAAGTCGCGCATTAAGGTCGGCGGTCCAAAAGGGACTGTTGCAGCCAGCCTCATCGTCGAAGCGTTCGGCGACGCGGTCTGCCCGCAAATACCAGAAGCCATCGGCCGAGCCATCTTGAGGGTGGAGCGGGCGCTAGCGGCAGTAGCCAACGACAACACCGATGCGAGGAACGCAGCCTAATGGCCAAACCGAGAAAACGCGACCCGATTCCGCAGGGAGTCCGCTTCGATGTGTTCCGTCGCGACAACTTTACGTGCGTCTATTGCGGGCGTGGCTCTCCAGAGGTGACGTTACATTGCGATCACGTTGAGCCGCATTCGAAAGGCGGGAGCGATGACAAGTCCAATTTGGTCACGGCGTGCCAAGACTGCAATTATGGAAAGGGAGTAAAAAGTGTGAGGAAAGCCAGCGTCGGTCGGTCTATATCCGCTTCGAACGACAACAGCGGATTGGTTGGTCTGTACGGTCACACACGTGACGATGACGGTGCCATAAATTGGCAATTCGAGGTCATGGGTAAGATCACGGAAGATACATACACCATCCAGCTTTTCTCTTGGCTCGACGGTGGGCCTACCGACGTAAAGATGGTCTCCCTTGAAGTCTTGCGCGGGTGCTCGCTGTATTCCACGAAAGACGATTGGCTGTGGGCGTGGGCAAAAGAGAGCGCAAGTCGAGATGGACGAGATAGGAAGTGGGCCGAGGGCACCTTCTACCTGAGTACAGGACGGCGTTATGGAGAAGCAGCATGACCACCCCCAAAGACCTTGCCCTTTCCTACGCAGCCGCCGGCATCCCAGTGTTTCCGTGCCGAGCCACCGACGAACCGACGAATGAATTTGATCCAGACACTGGCGAACTCCTAACACTTAAGGCAAAAACCCCCCTCGTGAGCAACGGCTTCAAGGGCGCCACGACTCGCACCCGCAACATCAGCATCCTATGGGAGCGCAATCCCGGCGCAATGGTCGGTATCCCGACCGGAGAGCAGATCGGGGCATGGGTACTCGACGTTGACGTTCATAAGGACGACGACGGCAACGTCATCAACGGCTACGAGGCCCTGGCGGCTCTCGAGGCAAAATACGAGCCATTGCCCCCCACGGCCACGGCGAAGACCGCCGGAGGCGGGGAGCACCGCTACTTCAAGCACGTACCTGGCGTCCGCAACCGCGGTAAGCTCGGCGCGGGTCTCGACGTCAGGGGTTCCGGGGGCTACGTCATTGCCCCCGGTAGCCGCACAGGCGACGGCCGCGAGTACATCTGGCTAGACTATGACGGGGAGGGCCTGCCGCCGCTTGCAGACGCCCCTGAGTGGTTGCTGCAGTTGGTATTGCCGCCAGCACCCACCCAAACGGCCGCGAGCACCTACAGCCACACAGGCGGCGACAATGACGCATACGTTGAGCGGGCCGTCGAGCACGAGTTGCGGCTGCTTGCGGAAACCACACAGGGCGGCCGTGGAGAGCAAGTCAACAAGTCGGCGTTCTCGCTTGGCACGCTTGTCGGCGCTGGTGCCCTGCCGCGTTCTGAGGCTGAAGCAGGCCTGTTTGACGCTGCCTATGCGAACGGCGTTGTCGCCAAGGACGGAGAGCGGGAGATTCGCATGAAGATCAAGCGCGGCTTGGACGCCGGCATCAAGCAGCCGCGCGATATTCCGGAGCCGACGTTCCAAAGAGACGATACGCCCCCGATCGATACTACTCGGATGGTCGCCAATCACCTAGCCAAGAAGGACCTGGCCAAGAAGGCGGCCGCCGCAGAACCAGAGCCGGAGTTCCAACCACTATACGAAGATGACGACCTGCCGGAATACAAGCTGGAGGCTGTTGCCGATCTGGAAAGCCTCACCTATCCAGGCGGGCTCGTCGAAGAGCTCATCGATTGGATTGTCTCGTCAGCGGAGCAGCCGTGCAGAGCGCTTGCGCTGGCGGCCGTCCTGCCTTTTGTGGCGTCGTTGTGCGGCCCGCGGTACTCGACGACCAACCGCGACACCCGCCCCAACATCTACACCGTGGCGCTGGCCGATTCCGGCTTCGGCAAGGAGCACGCGCGCAGCCAGATCAAGCGGCTGCTGATGTCCGACCAAGGCGTTTTCGAGAAGTTCAGCGGGCCCGCGCGCATCATGTCGGCGTCGGCTTTGCGTGAGGTGCTCGAATTCAACAAGTCCGTCAATTGCCAGATTGACGAGTTCGGCGGCTTCATCCGCGACATCACCGATCGGAAGGCGGGCAGCCACCAGCGGGCCATCTCAACCGACTTTCGTGATTACTACTCGGCGAGTTCAACTTTCTTTGAGGGCGCCGCCTACCGAGGGACGCCGCCAAAGCGCATCTACAATCCGATCCTTTGCGTGCACGGCACGTCGACGCCGGAGCAGTTCTGGTCAGCCTTGTCTTCAGCCAGCGCAGAGGACGGCCTGTTGCCTCGCCTGATCCTATTCCATGTGACTGGCGCAAAGCCTACGCCTGTGAAGCCGTCCAAGACCGTCAGGGATGTGCCACACTTGCTCATGGGGCGCATGGCGCGTGTCGCAGGCATCGATGTGGCCAAGATGCGCGGAAACCTCTCCAAGATTGGCTATGGAGCCGACGAAGACAGCAAGGAGGTAAAGCCGCACGTCGTTCCATGGACACCAGATGCTGAAGGTATTCTGCGGGCGGTAAAGGAGACCATCGAAGAGAAGGAGCGTGCCGTTGCGGCCGAAGCGCAGCCGTTCGTTCGGCGCATCATAGAGAACGCAATCAAGCTGGCCCTAATCGTCGCGGTGGCGACCGATCCCGATGAGCCAGTCATAACCGAAGCCATCTTCGAATGGGCCGCAGCCGTAGCGTGGACGTGCGCTGCGTCGATGCTTGCCGAGGTTGGTGAGCGGCTGGCCGATAACCAGCGAGAGGCGAACTACAAGAAGATCCAAGGTCTCATCAAGAAGGCCGGCGCAAAGGGCATCACCGAAGGGCGCCTGGCTGACCGCTGCAAGGCGATCGACGGGTGGCAGCGAGACGAGATCCTGAAGGACCTGCAGAAGACAGGGCAGGTCGAGATGGCGGCCAACGATAACGGCAAAGGTCGCCCGTCGAGGCGTCTCGTATGGATGGCGTGAGGGTGGGGCTTCGGCCCCATTTTCTTTTATCCAAAAAGCCATCCAAGGCGATACTTTCGTCCATGGATGAAAGTCGGAGGTGGAACTTTCGTCCTGGATGAAACCCAACCTCGTTCGGACGAAAGTCCTTGGAAAAAAGTCAATGAAATCAAGGTGCTTATATATGGTATATATACTTAAATCCATTTATCCATAACGTTATATAAGTAGTGTTTTTTACCCTGTTTCTTTCATTTGTATAGAATATAGGGGACGAATGGACAAAACCGCCTGACGCCACCAACGACGGGCACCACCCACCAACCACCACAGGAGACCCCCATGGCAAAGACAGCCAGCAAGAAAACAACACAAACCACCCGCCTAAACGGCAAGCGCGTCCGCATCGTCACCACGACCAGCGCGGCTGGAACCAAAATCAAAGTCACCGATGCGGCGCCGAAGGAATGGGAAGGCCAAGCCGCCCAGGTCCGCCGCCTGCGCGCCATGCCTGAATACGGCAAGCTGTTCCTGTTGGCCGGCGACCAGAACAGCGCCAAGCGCGGGCCGCGTGCACAGATGGAAGCAACGGCGGCAGGCATGACGCCAGGAGAGGCCGATCTTCGCCTGTACCTCGTTGGCGGCCAGCTGCGCATGATCGAGAACAAGGTTGGCCGCGGTCGTTTGTCTCCGGCACAGGTCGAGCGGCATGCTGCCTTGGCGCGGATGGGGTTCGTCGTCGAGGTTGTGCGGTTCGATACGTGCCACGAGGCTGCCGATAAAGCCGAGGCGTTGGTGCGCGGGTGGTTGGCTGACCTAGCGAAGAAAAATGCAGCGTAGGTGTTGACAAATTTGTAGAACTACAGTACAAAGATAATCACCAAACGGCACCACACTGAGGAGACGGAAATGAGCAGGTACACCGCAGAATACGGCCCGAACGTCGAGCAGGTCCTCATTCAGGCCACCCGAGTCGTTCGCGGCAAAATTCCTGCTCAAATCCGCAAGGAACTGATGAAGGCAGTTAAGGCCAAGGTTCTCGGCCGCCTAAAAAAGGATGGCCTGAAGCCGGAAATCTTCTTCCACCCAGATCACAAGAATGGCGCCATTGAGCGCCAGAAGAACGAAGCCGAATACGCAATCGGCTGCATCTCGAAGGTGATGGCCGGCCCGAAAGAATATCGAGCCGACCGCGCCGCGATAGAAGCTAGGCTGTTCTCGTAACCACCACCCACATCATCCTCCCACCGACACCCTCGGCCGCCTAGCACCCGCTAGCGCGGCCTTTTCGTTGCTGCTATTGACAAATTTGTAAAACTAAACTACATTTAGCATCCAACCACCGAACCACCCACCACATCTAGAGGAGGCCCAATGGACGCGGCGAACGACAACGTCATTCTGGATGCCACAGGCAGAGCCGTGTTCACTGGCGACCAGCCCCACCCATACAGAACAAACACGCGCTTCAGAAAGGTGGACGGTGTCTGGGTGCCGATCGACGAGGAGCGGCATGCCGTGCCCCGCCGGCAGTCTACTCCGGAGGAGCGCGCAGCAGGCCGCTCTGCGGCAGCGAAGAAAGCAAAAGCGGAGAGCAAAGCAATGCGAAAACTCACGAAGGTAATTGCCGAGCGGCAGAAGATTGGCAATCCTTCTATCGTACAAAGCCGTAGCGAAGACTTCCCGCTATTGGAGGCGCTGCGACGGGACGGAAGGCACGAGCAGATTGAGGTTGTTAAGCGATACAGAAGACTTGTGGCTCTTTGCGAGGCGGAGCCGCTGAAGGGTCTGGACTACAGCAAAGCTGACGGCGGGGAGCTTGTGCGGGAATCGTCTAGGCTCACGCCAGAGGCCGACATCGACGCAGCAAAGGCGAGCGATTGGACCGAAATTCCCGACGGCGAAATCAAGCAGTCGTCGAAGATCAAGAAAAGCAAAGGGTCATACAGCATACCAGCGAAGCGCGTCGTCGTTTCCGAACGTTCAGACTCTTCGGAAGGCTACGTCATCAAGACCGAAAGCCTGCACATCAAGATTACCGACGAAACACTTAACGAGCACATAGACGCAAAGCCCATCCTGGCGGAACTGCGCGCAACCCTCGGCCCGCTTCTGGACCCGTTCGAAGATGCTGTTCTCGGCGGGCAGACATTTACGAAAATTGGAAGGACGGAAGGCGCGGACTACAAGCCCGACATAGTCGGCAGGACACTGGTGATGCGGGCCATACACGCGCTGGATGGAGCATGGCGAGACATCGATGCTCGCGAGCGCCGTCTGGCGGTGGAAGCGAAGCGCCGGTTCAAGACGCGCCTTGCTGCAAACGACAACAATCCATTGCGTAAGGTTGCATAGGCCCGCCACGCGCACTCAAGTCCCTGACGGGTGAGAGGGTTTTATTTTCCCTCACCCGTTTGCGCTTACGAGCGCCCCGCCGCCATGCTGCAGTTGGTTGCAGCCGCTGAGTGTGCGGGTAACTACAAGACCAGACACGCTTAGCTATAGCGCACCCCGTCTGGTTACTCATGCGACGCGCTTGCAAGGGGTTGGCGATCTACGCCAACGCGGGATCCATTCCGCCTTCGTGTCGTTTACCCCATTGCCGCAGCGCGCCTCCTCTCGCGACGTGGCAATCATGCGCCGGGCTCCCTTCGGGTTGAGCTCGGCGCTTTCCTTTTTTGCGTCAAGGACCAAGCAAGAAAATTCGGTGCGATCTTCGACCTCTCGCATCGACTTAGGGCGGATGGGCACGGCGCTCGTCCGCCCTTTTAAACATGAGGTCGGACGGAGTCGAAGCCGTGAACGTAATTGATGCCTTATTCGGCGGCCCTGTCGCTGCCAATGATAATCTCATGAAGTGCAAACGCTGCGAGTCGCCATTTCGTAGACGAAAACCCAATCAGCGGTTTTGCTCGGAGCCTTGCCAGAAGGCTCATCGAGACGACAAGCGCAGGGGCGACAAGGATGCCAGGAACGCAAAGGCTCCGGAGTGGGCCTGCGAGCATTGCGGCGAAAAATTTAAAAGGCGCAAAAGCAGCAAGGACGCTGTTCGGTTTTGCTCTAGGGAATGCGGATTCGCTGCGAGGGCGAACGTACCGAATGCGGATCCGATTGTTTCCGCAGAACTGATATCCGCGGCAAAGGATATTAGTGTTTCATTCAAGGTGACGCGCTGCAAGTGCGTTGACTGCGGCAATAGATTTTCCGGCAGCACGCTGTCGAGCGCATATTGCTCTGATGAATGCCGTAAATGCAGATATGTGGCTGCGAATGACAATAGAGACCACTCGCCCCGACCGTGCAAGGAGTGCGGGGAGAAGTTCTCTACTTCATACGGTGACAAGCGTACGGTGTTCTGCTCAATTGATTGCAGCAAGCGCAATGCAAGGCGGAAGCAGCGCAAGAAGGCGAGGGCAAGATTGCGCTCCGTTGCCGTGGAGATCGTCGACCCTATAGCTGTCTTTGAGCGGGACAAGTGGAGGTGCCAGTTATGTGGAGTAAAGACGCCCCGCAAGTTACGCGGAACGATAGACGACAGAGCGCCTGAGCTAGATCACATCATGCCACTGGCATTGGGTGGAGCGCACAGTTATCTGAATACTCAATGCGCTTGCCGCAAATGTAACGGCGCGAAGAGCGACACCCCGCCACAGCAACCAAGCCTGTTCGCATATGCCGCCTAAGTCAAAGGAATGGCTGCATCTCTACAAGACGACGCGTTGGCGTCGTCTTAGGGAGGCGCAGCTACGAGCTCATCCCCTCTGCGAATGGTGCTTGGAGCGGGAAGAGGTAACCGAGGCCAACGAAGTGCACCACCGAGACCCGCATAAGGGCGACGAGGAGAAGTTCTGGTCTGGTCCATTCATATCCACATGCAAGCCGTGTCACTCGAGTCGAGGACAGATCGAAGACCACGGCAAGACGTTCGTCGCCTTCGGCCCAGATGGGTGGCCCCTATGACGGGGTGCCAATAAAGTCGAAAGATGCCCTACGGCGGGAGCGGCGCGGGCCAAGAACGCACACATCTGCAATTCAAAAGTTGACCCCAAAGTAAGGATTTCGCACTCATGGCAAGGCCGAGAAATCCCCTCGGCAAGGCTAAGGTCGAGGGGCGCGACAAAATGAATGCTGGCCGGTTCAAGAACCGCAAGGAGCCAGCCGTTGAGGAGGGCATTGGCGCTCCTCCGACGTGGATGAACGCTAATCAGAGGGAAGTTTGGGCGACGTTTTGCCGAGAGCTTCCCTGGCTTAACGGCTCGCATAGGGCACTCCTTGAAATCGCGGTGTCGCTGCGTACTCGCCTAGTTTCTGGCGATGAAGTCGGCGTGCAAGCTCTGGGGCTGCTGAAGCAATGCCTCGGCGCGATGGGCGCGACTCCTGCGGACGCCACAAAAGTGACGGTGCCGAATGAAGAGGACGACGAGGAAGACGGCCTCGACTAAGTGGCCCACCGTGGCCGACGACGAAACTCCGGCGCTCGATAGGGTTACTGCATATGCGCAAGCTGTTCTTGATGGCTCTATTGTGGCTGGGCCTCACGTCCGCAACTCCTGTCGCCGGCACCTCGACGATTTGGCAAACGCGGCCGATCGCGGCCTTCATTGGGACGATGCCGCCGCTCGCCGTGTTTTCAACTTCTTCGAGCGCAAGCTGCGCCTTTCCGAGGGCCAGTTCGACAATCAGCCCTTCGTTCTGCAGCCCATGCAGGAGTTCATTCTAGGTTCCATTTTCGGATGGAAGCGAACCGACGGTACGCGACGCTTCCGCCGTGCATACATCGAGGCGGGCAAGGGCTGCGGCAAGTCTCCACTAGTTGGTGGCATCGGCTTGTACGGCCTTGTCTACGATAACGAGCCAGGCGCTCAAATTTATGCGGCGGCAGCCACAAAGGATCAAGCGTCCATCCTATTCCGGGACGCAGTGAAAATGGTCCGGCAGTCGACGCCGGATTTCAAAAACAAGATCAAGCCGAGCGGCGGGATGGAGCGGGAATATAACCTCGCTCACCTTAAGTCGTCATCATTCTTCCGGCCCATGTCGAAAGAGGCTGGCAAGACTGGATCTGGCCTTCGTCCGCACTTCGCTCTCTGCGATGAGGTACACGAACACCCCGGCCCTGAAATCATGCGTATGCTGGAGGCTGGCTTTAAATTCCGCCGACAGCCGCTGCTGATGATGATCACGAACAGCGGAAGCGATAGGCTTTCGGTCTGCTGGCGCGAGCATGAGATGGCCTGTGCTGTTGCAGCGGGGACGCAAACGCCAGACGAAGAGTATGCCTACGTCGGAGAGACGTGGCCTGGTTCGGACGAGTTGTTTTCTTACGTTTGCGCTCTCGATAAGGACGACGATCCTTTCGAGGATGACTCGTGCTGGATGAAGACCAACCCGTTAATGGGCATCACGGTCAGCAAAGAGTACATCGCCTCTCAGGTCGCATTTGCGAAGAATTTTCCGAGCGATGCTCCCGGCATTTTGCGCCTGTATTTCTGCGTTTGGACCGACGCCCACTCATCTTGGATGCCGAGAAAGACGGTCGAGTCGGTGATGTCCGACTTTGACATCGAGGAACACGAGGGCAAGCCTGCGTTTCTCGGCGTTGATCTTTCGTCGCACAAGGACATGACCTGCGTCGCCTACGTCGTGCCAACTGGGCACAAGGAGATGACGAGGCCAGACGGCAGCACGTTCCTTGCGCCAACGTTCGATGCGTGGGTTGATAGCTTCACGCCGGCAGACACGCTCAAAGAGCGCGCTGACAAGGATAAGGCCCCTTACCTCCAGTGGGTGGCCGATAAGCACCTGATGGCGATTCCTGGCGAGCGAATACGCTACGATTACGTGGCCTATAGCGTTCTCCAGTCGTCAAAGATCCTCGATATCAAGGCCATTGCGTACGATCAGTACGCCTACGCCGAGTTCATGGAGGAGTGCGGCAAGCTCGGTCTTGATCTGGTCCACCGCAACCATCCACAGGGCGGGCTGCGGCGGAGCAATCCAGACGAGGCTCTTGTCGAGCAGGCGCAGGCTGAGGGGCTTCCCGAACCTGGCGGGCTTTGGATGCCTGGCTCAATCCGAGAGGTTGAGTCGCTTATCGTGGACGGCAGGATCAGGCTAAGGAGCAATCCGCTTCTCATGACCGCAATGATGGCTGCCACATTCAGCAAGCCGGATGCGCTTCAAAACAAGTATCTTGTCAAGTCTCTGGCACATAGGCGGATAGACGCAGCCGTGGCCCTCTGCATGGCCGTTGGCGCCGCTGTCGACGGTGCGGCCGCACCAGACGCTAACCTCGACGACTTCGTCAACAACATGATCACCGTTACTTGGTGAGTAAGGAGTGGCCATGGGCCTGATGCAGTGGATTGGGAGGCCGTTCGGCCTCTTGTCCGGCCCTTGGCGGGCGTATTACGGGACGGAGTCCACCAGCGGCGAAACGGTGACCTACGACAAGGCCATGCAGCTCGACGCTGTATGGGCGTGCGTAAACCTGATTGCCAACTCCATCAAGACGCTGCCGTGCCTGGTGTACAAGGACGACGGCGTTACCGTCGATCGCGAGAGCCAACTCTATGAGCTCTTGCACGACATGCCCAATTTCGACGACACGGCCGCAGATTTCTGGGCAATGGTGGCGATGTGCCTCTGCTTGGACGGCAATTTCTTCGCTGAGAAGAAGATGCGCGGCGGCTCTTTGTCATCGCTGATCCCGTTCGATCCTCTTTGCGTCGAAGTTTGCAGGGATGACCGCAACGCGCGCTATTACGAGGTAACCGAACGAGTCAATGGGCGAGGCAAGGGCGGGAAACGCAAAATCGCGGCTGAAAACATGCTGCACATCCGCGGCGCCCTCCTTCCCGGTTGTGATCGAGGGTTGTCACCAATCAGCGTCGAACGAAACGTAATAGGCAATGCTCTTTCCGGCGAGAAGACGGCCGGCAAGATGTTCAAGAACGGCCTGCTGTCGTCTCTGCTTGTCAGTTCCGACCAGATTTTGAAGGCAGACCAGCGGAAGCAGATCTCCGATACGCTGACGCAGTTCGCTGGCGCGGACAAGGCCGGTGGGGTGACCGTTCTCGAGGCTGGGTTTAAGCCTTACCCGCTTAGCATCAACCCAAAAGATGCGCAGATGCTGGAGAGCAGGCAGTACAGCGTTGAGCAGATCTGCCGCATCTTCGGCGTTCCGCCAGTAATGATCGGGCACACTGCTAACGGCACGACGACATGGGGAAGCGGGATCGAGCAGTTGATCCTGCAGTTCACCAAAACATGCCTTGTGCCGATGCTTCGAAGCATCGAAGCGTCCATTTACCGTGACCTGCTGACGCCGCAGACGCGCAAAACGACCGTAGTAAAATTCTCGATCGAAGGCCTCCTCAGAGGCGATAGCGCGGCAAGGGCTGACTTCCTGCAGAAGATGGTCGGGGCTGGCATTTATGAGCCGAACGAGGCGCGCGCCTACGAAAACAAAGCCCCCAGACCGGGTGGCGACCAACTGATAGTCAACGGCACCATGACGCCGCTCAACAATCTGGGCGAGGCGACGGAAAATACGCCGAACTCGCAAGAACAGCCGCTAAAACGCGCTGCATAGGGAACAAATCATGAAGTTTGAGCACGTTCTGACGGCTTTTATGGCCGAGCCGTGGGCTATTCAGCGCGAAAAGCTTGCTGTTTTGGCGGATGTCTTGGTCGCTAGGGCTGAGGGCGAGAAGCTGTTCTCGACCGAGTTTGCGGCTGCGGTGTCCGACGCTAGGGCCAAGGAAATCGCTGAAATCGACGGTAATGTTGCTGTTATCCCGGTTTATGGCGTCTTGGCGAACAAGATGGACGCATTTTCGGCAATGTCGGGCGGGACGTCTTACGCAGGTATCCGCCGCTCCCTGCATTCCGCCCTGTCCAATGAGGATGTCAAGGCGGTCGTCTTGGATGTCGACAGCCCTGGCGGGTCCGTCCCCGGCACGGAAGAATTGGCCACCGAGATTCGTCGCATTCGTGGGGGCGCCAAGCCCATCGTCGCGCAGGTGAACAGCCTTGCGGCGAGCGCGGCATACTGGATCGCGTCTGCGGCAGACGAAATCGTCGTTACGCCTTCCGGTCGCGCGGGATCCATCGGGGTTTATACGGCCCATGATGATGTTTCCGCTGCGCTGGAGAAGCGCGGCGTCAAGCGCACGTACATTTCAGCCGGAAAGTTCAAGGTCGAGGGTAACGAGACCGAGCCGCTTGGCAAGGAGACGCTGGAGCACATTCAGGACGGCGTAAACCGGTCGTACAGCCGCTTTATTTCCGCTGTTGCGGAGGGGCGGGGCACCACCGTCGGCAAGGTCGAAGATGGCTTCGGGCAGGGTAGGGTGTTTTATGCCGAGGCCCTGATGGACCGCGGCATGGTCGACCGCATCGCGACGATGGAAGAAACGCTGGAGCGCTTCGGCTCTGAGACGCAGCCGGCATACGTACGGCGCGTAAAGGCGCAAAACCAAGCTCGCGCAGAATCTGCGGAAGCGCTGGTTGCAAAGATGCGCTCGGGAGAGAGCGTAACAGTTCGCGAGTTCGAAAACGGCATCAGGGGACTGATGGGTTTGACGGGCTCTGAGGCAGAGCGGGCCGCTCGGCTCTACCTCAAGAAGGATCAGGGGGAACCTGATGTCGATGCGGATGCTGCCGCTTTGGCAGCGGTCGAAAGGCTTCTGACCGAAGCGCGTTCATTCACAATTACACGGTAAATCCCCAACAATCAGGAGGACTTCATGTCCGATAATGCACTTGCCGAAAAGATCGGCGAGCTTGGCCAGTCTTTGGCCTCCATTAAGGAGCAGGTAGGCAACCTCGGCTCTGACTTCACCGAAAAGCTGAAAGCAACCGGCGAAGTTTCTGCGGAACTTAAGGGTAAGGTCGACAAGGCTCTTTCTGAGCTCGGCGAGACCGTCACCCGCGTTCGCGAACTCGAGAAGGCTGCCGACCGCGAGAAGGAAGCCGCAGAACACGACCCGCGCGACATCGGCGACATCGTCGTCGCATCGGAAAAGTTCAAGGCAACCGACGTTTCTGGCGGCTGGCGTGGTTCCATCCGCGTTGGCATGGAGCGCGCCGACATCACGTCTGCAAACACCACTGTAGGTGCGGGTCGTTCTGCCGGCACGTCGCTGGTCCCTGGCGCACGCGTCCCCGGCATCATCACTCCTCCGAACCGTCAGTTCACGATCCGCGACCTCCTGGCGCCTGGTCGCACTTCCTCGTCCAGCGTTGAATACGTCAAGGAAACGGGCTTCACTAACTCCGCCGCTCCGGTCGCGGAAGGTGCGCAGAAGCCGAAGTCTGATCTGACGTTCAACCTGTTCAGCACTCCGGTTCGTACCGTCGCCCACATCTTCAAGGCTTCGCGCCAGATCATGGACGATGCGCCGGCACTTTCGTCCTACATCAACGCGCGCGGCACCTACGGCCTGAAGTTCGTTGAAGAGAACCAGCTTCTCAACGGCGACGGCACTGGCCAGAACCTGAACGGCATCCTGCCGCAGGCCACCGCGTTCGCTCCGGCGTTCACTCCGGCTGAGGAAACGGCGATTGACCGTCTGCGCCTTGCTGTTCTGCAGGTCATCCTCGCTGAATACCCGGCAAGCGGTTTCGTCCTGCATCCGACGGACTGGGCCAAGATCGAGTTGACCAAGGATCTCGGCGGCAACTACATCGTAGGCAACGCAATGTCGCCGATGGGTCCGACTCTCTGGGGTCTCCCGGTTGCTCAGACCCAGGCCATGACGGCTGGCGAGTTCCTGACGGGCGCCTTCAATCTCGGCGCGCAGATCTTCGATCGCATGGACGTCGAAGTGCTGCTCTCGAGCGAGAACGTGGACGACTTCGAAAAGAACATGTTCACGATCCGCATCGAGGAACGCCTCGCCCTGGCCGTTTATCGTCCGGAAGCGTTCGTCACTGGCGACGTGAATCCTGCGCCGTAACTCGGCTGAGGGGGCGGCAATTAAGCCGCCCCTATCCCCCACTGGAAGAAAAAATGAAGATCAAAGCACTCAAGGCGCTTGTTGGCGACTATGGACGCCTGAACAAGGGCGATGAAATCGATCTGCCGAAGCATATCGCAAGCCAGCTCCTTGCATCCAGATACGTCGAACTCGTGATCGACAATCCGGAACAGACAGTGCGCAGAAAAGGAAAGAAAAATGGTTAGTGTATCTGCCCGCAAGCGGCGGTTCGCAAGCTATCTCGGTGCCGGCGTGGTTGCTGGAATCGGCGCTCCAGAAAATAGCGTCCTTCCGGCCATTTCGGGAACCGCTCAGGTTGGCCAGACCTTGACCTCAACGACCGGCACTTGGTCTGGATCGCCAACCTTCGCCAGGCAGTGGAAAGCAGGCGGAGTGGCCATCAGCGGCGCGACCGCAGCAACGTACGTTCCTGTTGTCGGAGACGTTGGGAAGGTCATCACGGTAACCGTAACGGCCACAAACGACAGCGGCTCTGTTTCGGCCACCAGCGCGCCTACTGCCGCTGTAATTGCGGCGTAATCGATGGCGCTCGTTGATCTCGCAACAGCAAAGCGGCACTTGCGAGTGCTGCATAATGACGATGACGCCGAGATCGAGCTTTACACATCGGCCGCGGAAGACATTGTCGTTGAATATCTGGACCGTGTAGTCTTGCCGGACAGCGAGGCGCTGCCTGCGGATGACGACACCGCCATGCACGTCAAGCCGTCTATCGTAGCAGCAATCTTGCTCATGCTCGGCGACCTCTACGAGAACCGTGAAGCGGACAGAGAACAGAAAACCGACGCGGTGATGCCGCCGTCGGTTAGGGCGCTTCTGGCTCCTTGGCGCGTTTGGCGCCTAGTACCGGAAGAGGCAATCGTCTGACCCATCATCATAGACGCGGCGCTTAAGGCCGCAGGAGAACTATCTTGGCCGATATCGTAATTACCCCCGCGAGCGTAATCGCTGGCTCAAATGCTGCAGTTACGCACGGCACTGCCGGCGAAGCAATCACAGCCGGTCAGGTCGTTTATCAGAACGCATCCACCAAAAAGTGGATGCTGGCAGACAATGATTCTGCCACCGCGGCCGTGCGGCAGGCCAGCGGTATTGCGCTGAACGGCGCCTCGCTTGACCAGCCGATTGCAGTTCAGAAGTCTGGCGATATCACCATCGGCGGCACGCTTGTCGCGGGCGTTAGTTACTACCTGTCTGCGACGCCAGGCGGAATCGCCCCGTATGCAGATATTCTGGCCGGAGATTATGTTTGCCTGCTCGGAATGTCCAAGTCGACGACCGTCCTGGCGCTCGACATCAGCTATACCGGCGTCGCGCTCTAATGCCGTGGGTCCGCTTTACGGCGGACTTTGACTTCAAGCCAAAGCCGCCAGTGACGCTCGCCTTCAAGGCGGGCGTTGTGCGGTATGTGACGCGCGCCTGCGCAGCCGAAGCCATTGCGGCAAGCAAGGCACTTCCAACCGAAAGGCCGGCAGATGCCCGCAGGCAAACTTCGATCTCGGCTACACTTTCAGCAGCGCGCCGTCGGCGATGACGGATACGGGAATCCGGTAACCGGAGACTTCGCCACAGTCTTCACTGATGCCGCAGAGATTATCCCGCGCATGGGCTCTGAGGCCGTTATGGGAGCACGCCTGCAAGGGCTGCAGCCTGTGACTATACGCGTGCGCTCGCACGTCGCCACGCGCGCCCTAGACGCAACCTGGCGGGCGGTTGATGCTCGGTCTGGCGCCGTCTACGCAATCACTTCGCCACCTGTGAACGTTTCTCAGAAAAACGACTACATCGACATGCTGGCGACAATCGGCACGCAGGCAGACGCATGACGGCGAAAGTCATCGGGCTGGACAAACTCAACAGAAAGTTGGCGCTTTTGCCGATTGTTGCACGCAAGCGCATACGCGAGGCGATGCAGCAAGGCGCCGACGAGATCGTCGCCATGATGAAGTCGCTGGTGCCGAAAGCCAGCCACGAACTCGAAAACAGCATTGACTGGACATGGGGCTCCGCTCCTAAGGGAGCGCTGACCATCGCAACGGTGCGCGGCCAGGGCATGCGAAACACCGGCAGCGAGAACACCATCACGATCTATGCCGGCAATGCGGATGCGTATTATGCCCGTTTCGTTGAATTCGGGACTGCAGCCCATACGGCTGGAGGCATGTTTGCCGGGGCTACCATTCCGGCCATCGCAGCCTCGCCGTTCTTCTTTGTCTCGTTCAGAGCGAACCGCAAGCGCGTGAAGAGTCGTATCACTCGCGCCGTCAATAAATCCGCCAAAGAAGTGGCAGCAGGAGGCGGCTAGTGGACCCGATACATGAGCTACGCGCCGCGGTCATCGCAAGGCTGAAAGCCGACGAAGGCGTAAAATCGTTTGTCGTCTCACGCGTCTACGACCGGCCACCGGGGGGCACTCTGACTCCTCCATACATCACGATGGGTCCGGCCGACGCGATCACAGACGATGCAGACTGTATCGACGGACTCGAGGTGACCATGCAAATCGATTGCTGGTCGTGGGGCTCGAATGAAGCATACGGCAGCGCCGAGGTAAGCAAGCTTTCCGGAGCGGTGCGAGCGGCCCTGCATGAGGCGGAGATTGCTCTGCCGACCAATGCGCTGGCGACCTTGCGTCACCGCATCACGAGATACCAGCGCGAAAGCGATGGCGTTACCAACCGAGCGATCGTCAGCATAACGGCGTTCGTCGAAGTCAACTAGCGGCCACCAACCGCATCAGCGGCACGCCCGCGACCACCACCACAATTTGGAGACCAAATATGGCGCAGCCTGTAACCGCTCGCTTCGGCAAATTCCGCGTGCTGCTCGACCTAGCCGGCACCGGCACTTATACCGCACCCTGCGGATTTACCTCTAAATCCCTGACGCTTTCCAAGTCGCTCTCCGAAGTGGCTCTGCCGGACTGCGATGATCCTGATGCGCCGATCACGCTCGGCCGCGACGTTGAAAGCATTTCGGCCTCGGTATCTGGCGAGGGCGTCCTTGCTGCCTCCGCTGTTGAAACCTGGCTTGACGCCTACGAGAGCGTGAACTCGGTTGCGGTGAAGGTGGAAATTGAGTTCTCCACCGGCACGGTCACTTGGACCGGCTCCATGCACGTCGAATCTCTGGAAATCGGCGCCGAACAGGGCGGCCGCGTTACGCTCAACGTTTCGATGCAATCCGACGGCGCGCTGGTTCGCACGGATACGTTCTGATGAGCCGCAGTGCAGCAATTGACCTGACGTGGGGCGACGGTGACTACAGATTCGCCCTGCGGTGGGGCGAATTAGCTGAGCTCCAAGAAAAAACAGATGCGGGGCCGTATGTGGTCCTGCATCGCCTTCATTCGCACCAGTGGCGCATCGAGGACATTTCCAACGTTATCAGGCTCGGCCTGATAGGCGGGGGCATGGAGCCAGGCGTGGCCTTGCGGAAGGTGCGCACCTACGTTGAATCTAGGCCGCCGCTGGAGAACCATTCTCACGCGCTCGCCATCCTTTCGGCTGGTCTTCTTGGCGCGCCAGAGGAGCCAGTGGGGGAGCCGGAGGCGCCAATTCCAGAAGCAGCGTAGACGATCTTCCTAACGGCAAGATCCGCTTTGCATCTATCTACGGAGTTGGCGCCGCAATGGGCTTCACGCCGCAACAGGTGAACGCCATGTCAATGTGGCAGTTCATGGCTGCGTTTGATGGACACATCAGGGCCAATGGCGGCGGTGAGGATAAGATGTCCAGCGCCGAGGCGGATGATCTGTGGAAATGGCTGCAGTCCAAGGAAGATGGTGCTTTCTAAGAGCGCCCATACACTTCGGAGCACTCCTTGGCTGTTATGGTCTCGCGCTTCTTCGCATGCTCTTTCTTGACATAGCCAGATACGCCGGCAATGGCGTACTGCGCCAGCATGTCCGGAACGCCAGCGCTCAGTAGCGCCTTATTCAGCGCATCCAGCGCCTCTCGATACTCATGGGTTGGTCCGCACATGTATGCAGGGCCAATTCGCTTCATTGCATCGTCTATTTCGTTGGCGAATACCCCGGCGGGGAGCGCTGCCGCAATTGCGGTCAGGACGATCTTCTTCATGCCTTTTCCATAGTCGCGCATGGTCTACTTATAGGGCGTATTTTGAATGGCTGCAACCGATCTTGAACGCCTCGTCGTCCAGTTGAGTGCCGACCTCAAGGGCTACCAGAATTCGCTCAGCAAGGCGCGCGGAATAACCAACCGCCAGATGGGGCAAATTCAGAGGCAGGCCGCTTCTACCGGCAAGGCAATGACCGCCTCTCTGGTGCAGGCCGGCACGGCAATTGCCGGCGCCTTTGTGTTCACTGACGTCATTCGCGGCCTCGGTAGCCTCTCGGAGGCGGCCACTCGCATTGACAACTCACTGAAAGTTGCCGGCCTCTCCGGCGCGGAACTGGAGAAGGTCTACCAGGGTCTCGCAAGGGCCGCTTCGGACAACGGCGCCCCGATCGAGACACTTGCCTCATTGTACGGCAAGGCTGCGCAGGCACAGAAAGAGCTCGGCGTCACCAGCGCTGAATTGCTTACTTTCACAAACAACGTAGCGCTTGCCCTCCGCGTGGCCGGCACTGACGCAACGGCGGCTAGCGGTGCCCTGCTGCAGTTGGGGCAGGCGCTCGGTAGTGGCAAGGTACAGGCGGAGGAGTTCAATTCCATCCTTGAGGGCGCGCCGACGATCGCTCAGGCTGCCGCCGCAGGTTTGAAGGAAGCCGGCGGGTCGGTCTCCCAGTTGAAACAGCTGGTTGTAGATGGCGCGATCTCGTCCGAGGCATTCTTCCGTGCGTTTGAGGCAGGGTCTGTCATTCTCGAGGAGAAGGCGGCCAACGCAACGCTGACGATCTCGCAGGCGACCACAAACCTGTGGACCGCGCTCATTGACGTTACCCGCGAATTTAACAACTCGACGGGCGCTAGCCAGAATTTCGCGCAAGGTATTAATAATGCCGCCAGCGCAATCAACAGCTTTGACGTGTCCGGACTCATTCAGAAAATCAGGGACGCCGACGCGGCGTTCAAGGACTTTCTTGCCAACGACGAAACGCTAAACGCCATTCTCGATACGCTGAATAAGCTGTCGGGATCGACCGATGCTGCTGGCAACGTCATCAACATTGACAAAGAGAAAGCGGAAGACGACGTCACCGCCTTGGAGCGCGAGGTCCAGCTCCTGCAAGAGCGCATCGCTCTCAATACGGAACTAGGTTTCGACAACACCGAGGCCGTCGCGCGCCTGAACGAAGTGCTGGGCAAACTCGCCGAAGTGCGAGCGGCCGCCGCGGCCATGCCAGACTTCGTTGGCGGCTACGTAGTCGGAGAGAACGGCATCGAGGCTGTGCCTGCAGAGGGGGCTGGAGCACCAGCGACTTCACTGGGCGGCCCACGCACAAGGGGCGGCAAGCGCAAGAAGAAGGCTGTCGTCCCTGTTTCGGTTTCCGACTTCGCTCCCCCACCAAGTAGGGGAGGCGGCGGCGGTGGCGGAGGCCGTCGAGG